GTAAAAGTAGCGGGTAGCACGCTATTCCCTTCGCTTTCGCGGTAGACATTACTCAATAAATGTCACGAGTGAGGTAAGGGGCGGCCCTCAACTCACTGATATGTTCATCTCCGAACAACAATGATTCTAGGTCTTCGACAACCTCATGCCTGTACTTGTTATACCTATAGTGAAAATACATGGTCATTTCGTCATCTGTGATCTCATCAGCATTCCTTATGGCTCCTAACGCCTCACTCGTTCCATGTGCCAGCACAATGGACCTGAAGGCGAAAGAATAAGTGTTGACAGGAATACTGTTGATTGGCATACCCGTTGCCACAAACCTTTCAAGGAAAAGATTGCACAACGGAGGAGCATGCCTGAATTCGTAAGCATAGGATAGTGACTTGCCAGCAACATACTCCTGATGAGTGATGTTACCATTGTTTGAGCGGGCATTAAACCGCCCAAATGCTTTCCCAAGCTTAGGTATGACTAAATGGCCTGAACTAGTAGGAACAAAACGCCTTGATAAAAACTCACAATCAACTAAGGAATCACTTACCGTGACCTTAGCTTTCATGCGGGCTAACGAGGCGTAATGAGAGTACGAGCGTGAGGCTCGGCGCGGTAGGCGTTTATTAAGAGACTTGGCTAACATATCATCTCCCAAAATGAGAGCAGTGATATGTAAGCCAAACCTTGTCGCCCACGCGAAAAAAATCACCATGTTCCATATTGAATTTCGAAAAGTAGTGGAGGTAGATCCTGAGGGTAACTGGTTTGCTAGCCTTGCCCTAACTCCAAATCTCCGAGATGTGACTGTGTAGTTATTAGCTCTTAGCGTCGCCAGGGCAAGCCATACTGGCATGCCTAGGCGAACTGCCCAGTCACGTTCAATCATGGAAACGTCGGATACTTGAACTTTATCATTAGCACTGAAGTCGGCCTCTATAAATGGCCCTTCTCCTTCAATGTAAGGAACAAATTCCTGAGGCGTGGCCCCGTATGCAATACGGGCCGTAACCTTATCTTTACCAGCATCTGCATTCAAAGCAGTTAGTGAGACCAATCGCTTCAAACACTCGGATAAAATGGGACCAGATAATGCATTGTGTAAGTCGGTTGAGGCGTTAACGATACGTCCTGCAAAATCAGGATCATGTCGTTTCATCAATAACTCGGCTTTCTCAAAAACATCCTTAGCCCCATACTCTTGTTGTTTAAACAATGGGAACCTCTCTAAAGCTTTAATGAGTCGCTGCTGTTTGGCAGGCTCAAATTGCTTTACCCAGACATCGAACCTGTCCTTTGTCCACTCAATTGTGTCTTGTTGCAATGGAACAATTTGCCTTAGTAGTTTTTTGCTCGCACGCAAAATGCGAGGATCGGCCTTTTCATCAGTATGAAAATTGCACCGTTTGTTAAAAGCTGCTAAGAACGACATAAAAGTACCGTCTGTCAATACAGGGAAATTTCCTTCCAACAACGGACCAAGAATGTCCTCGCGTTGGTTTTGGGGTATGGCCTTCAACTCATCCTTTCGGACGGAGTTAGCTACCTGAAGGTCAAATGGCACTTTTGGAGTGAATCGGACTGGTGGTTGAAACTTAGTCCTAGTGGTTGGGAGCCGCCATGGTGACCTACCTGGTCCTCGTGGCAGATACCCGCCAGGCAGTCGTACCATGGCGGCGTGTAAGTGTGTTATCGTATGGGTTGTGGTTTGTGTTTGTGTTGGTGTA